GGTGACGTTTTTTCTAAATTCGTCTAACTGTACTATTTTTAGTATTTTTTCTTCAGACAGCTTAATAAAGGTGTCTAAAGTATTTGTAAAAGTTGTTTCGTCGTTATCCATATAGTTTTGGATAGCTGTTTTTAAACCTGAATATGTAAAACTCATGTTGTCACCGTTAATGTTCCGAGACCTGAGGTAGCCTCAAGTCCTGTAAAATATGTTCCTATTGTATCTGCAGTAGTGTCTGTCATAGGAGAAGCAGCACCTGCGGTAACTACACCTAACTGCGCCTGAGGTAAAGGAACTTCTGGTCTAGGTTGATATAAAGTTTCTGGGTCAGAAGAAATCCTTGCTGGTGTGTCTTGTGGCTGTCTTGGTTCATAACATTCAGGGCAAACCTTTAAATTATTCCATTCTACTTTCATAGAAAGGTAAGGATACGACCAACCACATCGGTCGCAAATTGCTAAAGAGTGCGTTCCTTTGGCGTAAGCCATTAGTAAGTAGCCTTCGGGACTAGATGAAGACTAGCCCTGCCTCTGTCCTCGTCTTGTGCTCTTCTTAAATCTTGTTCGTATATGGGTAAAAGCATAGCAACTCGTTCAGGGTTCTTTTTGAGTGCTAAATAATACGCTAATCCAGAAACCATAGCAGGTATAAACCGACTAGGTACTTCTTGATCTTGGGCAGAAGCCGAAACATCATCAATACGTTGAATCCTATAGCTTACAAAAACATCAGTAGAGTTTTCAGGGGTTGGCCAAAGTTTAAGAACAGGAGTAGCTTGTCTGTCAACAAAAAACTCTGTAGGTCTTGCTTCCGTTGTTTTATTAGGAATATTTAAATATTCCATTCGACCAATCCTTGACATCTGATAGTCCGTTTGAGTGCTGTTTACTGTTCTTCGTATAACTGCTTCAAGAATGTCAATGTCGTAAGAATTCAACGTATAACTTGCTGTGCCTTCTGTTAGTGTTAAACTAACTTCAGCAATCGTCCATATATTAATGCCTCTGTTTGACCAATCTGCAAACATAATGTTTAGAGATCGTCTAGCTGTTGCTGCATCATATCCTGTCCGAGCCTCTAGCCCAGCAAGTTCATACGCTTCTTCTATTACTTCGCCTGTGTCTAGGGCAAATGTTTTAGTACCAGAAGTTGCCATAATCTAAGATCCTGGAGCTTCGTAGTATTTTAAAAATTCGCACCAAACAGTGTACTCGTTTCCTGCGTCAGCGGTAGAAGGGATAACTAAAAGAACATCCCCTGAATACCCCGATGCTGCAGTGTTCTTTAAACCACCTATCTCACTAAAGTCAAAAGAATTATCGTAAGCTAGTGTTAAAAAGGTAACGTCAGTGGTTGCGTCCCAATCAAGAGAAGCAGGAGCATCAGGTGCTCCACTACATGTATACCAAATTTTATTTAAAGACACGTGTGCACAAGACTCACCGTTCAATGTTGAAGCATTCAATGCTGAAACATCTACTAAGGTTGTGCTGCTGCCACTTCCATCAGAGTAGACTGAACAATAGACTATCAGTTTTTTCTCGCCATCTAATTGGTTAGTTGGACCTGTAACTGTATCAGCCATGGTTCACCTCCTTATGCGTCAGCGAATGGAGTAACTAGTGTTCCTGAACCAAGTATGATTCCTTCAACAGCATACTTAGCAGAAGCCATCGCAGTTACTTTTACGATACTGCCAGCTAGTCCGCCTTTAGTTGTTCCGTTCATGGTAATAACGTCGTTACTTGCACCAGAAATAAAAGTTTTACCAGTAGCGTCAGTTACACCTGTATAAAGACCGCCAACAAACTTATCCGTTCCATCAGTTAAGATGTCCATGTCTGTTGCAGCAGTTTCTACGATAAATATAAAAGTAGCACCTAAGTTATTAGTTTGGTTAGGGTCTGTGTCTTCACCAGGAGCAGTTGCAACGATAGAGGGTAAAGTAAATTTACCATCTGCGTCATTACATGTTAATACTTTGCCTGAATGAGAAGCCACTGTAATTGATGTGTCAGCAGTAAGGCTAACTACATTAGCATTACCTGCTGAAATAAATCCAGCCAGTGACTTTACTGGACCTGAAAAGGTTGATTGCGCCATAATTTTTTCTCCGAAAAAATAAGTCCTACCGTCTTGGCTTGTCTGCTAGGTCAGTCTGTAGGACAAGTTTACCCCTAGATAAAGTTTGATGCGGGTTGAGTGAGAAACCCCCGCATCACAGGTTCCATATTACTTGCGTTTTAATGCTCTATTTGGCATTAAGCACCAGGAGATCCGAAGATACCACGCCAGTCAGACCAGCCGAAGCTGTATCTTTCTCTTGCTTTATATCTTACGTTTCCTGTTTCGAAATCACCTTCCATGTTAGTGGAAACTGGAGTTCGAACAAAGTGCTTGAGACCATTAGGTATATCTGTCTTAACAAACCAAGCGTCGGTGTCTGTCAAATAATGATTCACAGCGTAGCCATCTGGGACCATGCCCATATTTCTAATTGCATTGATGTCATTATCTGAAGTTGCGACTCTTCCTGGTGTGTTTAACAACCGATCTGCAATGAACTGTAATGCAGGTGGCACAATTAATCGTTGTGCTTGTGCATTAACTTTCAGACCTCTCTCATCTTTAAAGCCAGCAATATCAATTAGTGCTTGCTCCATAGATGTTTCATTAAGGTCTGCAGCTGTACTTAGTTCATTCTTAAGATCACCAGCAGTCAAAGAGGTATGATCGGTAGCGAATAGTTCTTTACCGTCTCCTCCTGGATAACTGCTGCTAAATCCATTATTCAACACGTTTGCAGCTTTAATCTGCTTCGTTTGTTGCATAGAACGAGCTAGTGCTCTTGTGTATCTTGCAGATAGGGTATCATAGAGATTATCTTCCATTGCTTCTTCAGTCAAGGAGAAGGCTAACGCTACAGTGTCGTGAGTATAACGAGCTGTCCAAGTTTCTTGAGCAGTGTCATACTTGACCGCAGCACCTTCGCCTTTAACTGCAGCTTCTCCGAATCCAGAGAGCATCACTTCTTCCTCATAAGCACGATCAGAATTTTCAGTATCGAAAATCATAGTATGCTCATCAGCGTAGCTTGAGTACTCTAGCCCGAATAAAGCATTAAGTCCTGGAACAAGTTCTTTAACGAGTTGTGCTCGATTAATCGCCATTTCTTAACTCCTATTCAAACGGATTAGCTGGGAATCGGAAGAATGCTCTAGCATTTGCTCCAATTGAGTTGCTTGGTGTATCCACAAAGCCAACACAAAGAGCAACACCAGAAGATGTAGTAGCAGTTACCCCTTCCGCAGAACGACCAGTAGATGTACTACCAGCAGTCGTTGAAAGAGTATACTTATTGCCTATAAAGCTCACAGCTGGTGTACCAGCAGTAAATTGAGCTTCGTAAACGATGTCTGGATCGTTATAAACATAAGCCTGAGCATCTGCACTTCCTAATGTAGCAGTGTCAGCAGTCCAATGTTTTGAAAACGTCGGAGTGCCGTCAGTTGCCTCATAATAAACGCCAGCAAAAACGCCAACAGGAGCACCAGTAGCCGTGCCTTGAATGATGTAACCGCTTGATAGATTGACAACATCGCCACTAAAGATAGAAGCATTTGTCGCACTAGCGATTCTCATTTGAGCAGGTCTAATGATTCCACCAGTCAAGTGATATGCTGGTGTAAACCCATTGGGATCATTAGTATTTGCCATTATTTATTTACCCATTTAGTTAAAGGTTAGTCTTCAGAAAGATCCTTTCTGCTACCAAACTCCGTTTTCGTTCGACGATTCGGTTTTTCGATAGGCATGATAGGATTACTTTCCCTCATTAGTTCAGAATCAACAGCTTGCATGGACGCATCGGTCATATCTTGAAAATATTCCTTACGTTCATCTACTATCGATTCATCAATCTTGGCTAAAATTAAACCACCAACTCCAATAACACCTGCGTGTTTTCCATCCTCAATTGTTGGACCTTGAAACTCAGGGTGAGTTTCTGCCCTAACTGGCTCGAATCCTTCACGAATACGTTTAGACATATTCGTTTTGTCATCTTGCCCAAGAATGCTTTCACGTATCCAGCGATATTTATATCCTGGAGGAGGTTGAGGCGCATCCAAACTGGATGGTGGTTGCCAAGGTTTTCTGCGAGTAGTTTTTTCTCGAACTTCAGCAGAACGGGAGTTTCGATCTGTCATATTATACTCCTATATTTAGACATACTTTGCGTACTCTTCTAATGGCACACCGAGCTTTTTAGCAATTGCTTGCTGACTTGATGTGAGTTTTACTTTTTTGGATTTCCTAGCGGTTGGGTTAGCCCCAGCACTAGTTCGTCCAACTGCTTGCACAGGAGGAGCTTTAGACTCCTCTTGTTCAAATTTATGTGGAAACGCTTCTTTAATACGATCATCTAATTGGTCGTAATAATCAGGAGCGGTAGGGTTTATGCCTTGCTCTTGCATTTCCTTATCGATTTCAAAGGCAGCAGAAGTCATGACTCTGTCTCTTCCAAACCAAGAGTTTTCCTCTTTTTGCGCCCAAGCAGTAGCTCTTGGATCGACTGGTGGAGTTGTGTTAGCAGCTCCATTTTTTGGTTCGGCTGACTTTTGTTTTCTGCGTCGATTAATTGTTTCTTGTTCGACAGCCAATTTAGCAATCTCCTGTTGCGTAGCAACTTGAGTATCGATATCACCATTTTCTAGTGCTGCTCGATACTTATCGTTCGCTTGTTGGAGTTGCGTTTCAACCCGACCACCGTACTCAGTAATTAGAGCTTCGTCCTTATCTTGGACCTTTTCTTCAAACTCTTTTACTTTTTCTTGTAAGTTTTGGGCAACTCGGAGAGCTTCGTCTCTTTGTCTTTCGGCTTCTCGTTGGTTATAGGTGAGCTTGTCGATTCTTTTTTGAACCTTCTCGCTATATTTTTCGATTTCCTCTTCGTGTTCTTCAGAAGCTTGTTGAGTTTCAACCTCTACTTCTTCTGTTTCTTCTTCAGTAGGAACTTCTATTTCTTTTTCTAGATTTTCAGTTTCTTCTGGCATGGTCTCCTCCATGTATTGTTTTTGAGTTTAGCGTGAATTTTAACAAGAGTAAAGTATTATCCCCCAAGAATATCTTCAGGATCGTCTATTAATGCTAAAATTTCATCGTCGTTTAAAAGGCGCAAGTCTCCTCCTTCAATCTGGATTCGAGCACCCGCATAGCGTCCAAAAATGACCCAATCTCCTTCTTGGCACCAAGCGCCTTCAGGAAATTTATTTAGGTCTTTATAGGCATCTGGTCCAAGGGCTACAACGTAGCCGACTACTGTAGTTAGACGCTCTCGGTCTACAGTTTGCTTAGCCAGATAGATTCCACCTTTTGTCTTCTCTGCAGGAGCAAAAGGTAAAATTAGCATACGATAACCTGTTGGTTTAGGTAGTTTTTCTGACAACTTTTGGTCTTTCATCAGGTCATCTGGTGTAAAATTAGTTGGTTCTGGTTCTGTGTCTTCAGAGCCAAAGTTCGAAACGAAAGGAGGTATCTCCTTCTTAGTTTTTTGCGCTTCATTCTTCATCTGGTGTTTCCATCCTTTTATGTAATCCAATTATTTCGTTTTCAATAAAGTTTAGTCCTGTTATTTCGCCAATCAGGCGTTGGTATTGCGTATAGTCTGCCGCACCACCACCAACGAGAGTATTTTTTAACTCTTCCTGTCTTTTACGAGACTGTTTGAGTAAAAACTCAGTCGCCGTTAACCAATCCATAAGTTATCTTGCTTTTTTAACCCATTGGATAAAGCTAAGTCCTTTAGTGGCAGCACCGCCACCTTTAACCTTACCTTTAACTGCTTCTACTATACCGTCGCCATCTGTGTTTATTTTGACTGGGTTTTTCTGCGGTCCAGGATACAATTTAGACTTTTTAGGCATTTTATTCTCCTCTAGTTCGTTCGTCCGCTTCTCGGACACTGTTTAAAATATCTGCGTATGTTCTGTCTGCTTCAAGTATAGCCGACTGAATGTTCTTTTCCCTATCAGCAGCAATTTTCATTTCTGCTATAGCCTCTTGAGACTCAATCTTCTCTTTCTCAACTTCTCGTTTTTGATCTGCTGCGACTGCTCGTTGCCTTATCTCAGCTTTTTGAAGCTCTATTATCGGATCCATCTTAGCTTTTTCTTCTGCTTCAGCAACCGCTTGAGCTCTACCCGTTACTTCTGCTGTAGCTTGAGTTGCAGACTGTGCAATTTGATTCATAACTTGTTGTGCCTGTTCTGGTGGCATTTGTTGTAGCTGTTCTAGTGGTGGTAACGGTTGTCCCATAGCTTCTTCAATTTCTAATCGATATTTCATCGATTGATGTTCTTGTATGTTTGAACTAATCATTTGCACAACCATTTCATTTTGTTGTGCCATAGGGTTTTGTAAAAAAGCAGAATGAGATTCAATATACGCCTCGTGGTCTTGCCACTCAAACGCTTTAATCGGTTGCCCCATCATCGCTGCTTGCTGTTCGCTAATTGGGTCTCTTGGTGGAACTTGCTGCTGTTCTTTAAACAATGTTTGTGGGTTTTTAATTTCAAGCGCTTCGTACATTCTTCTATACGCTTCTTGCATATTGTGTATTTCTGGTGCAGCTTGTGCCATTTGTAATTGCTGTTGAGCAATTAATACTCGTTGAGACATTGAAAAAATATTCGGGTCGCTTATAGGTAAAACGTCAACACGTTGGTCAAAGTCCTGCGCCATAACAACCTGTTGACCACCGTCTGTCATGTACGGATATTCTGGTGGTAGGTATTTAGCGTAAAGAGTAGAAAGAAGTCTAAATTCTTTCTTCTGTGCAAAGTGTAACCGCTTATGTATAGCCGACATTACTTTTGTTCCTCTTTCTAGCATAGCTATGGTAGTTCCTACAGGCAATTGTTGGCTACCGATGTCTCCAACCTGCATATCCGCTATGCTTGCAAAACGTCTACCCGAATCAACTAAGATACCTAACAACTGTGACAAAACAGCTGACGGCTCTTTATAGGGTAGCGGTAAAAGTGAATCTTTAATCGTTGCGCCTGCAACATCAACATCTCTAAACTCTCCAGGCTGTAGTGGTTCGTCTTCGCCTTGTATTCGCATCCCACGAGCTTTAAACCCTGCGGGAAGGTTAGCTAAAGTACCAGCATCAATAAGTTGTCTTAATATAGCTGTTACCGATTTAGTTAAACCACCGATCATGTGAATTAGACCGAACCCATAGAAGCCTAGTCCTGGAAGAAATTTATACTGAACGAAGTAGTCTACTTTCTTATAAAGCATATCGCCTTCTTCCCAATTACGGCGAATAGCGAGTATTTCATTCATATCTTCACAGATCGTTACAATATACGGACAAGCAAATCCATGGTCTTCTATTTCCGTTAGCCTTAAATCAACGTGCATTTCTAATATAGTGTAGAGCTCATTATTCTCTGTGTATGTAGAACTAAGTCCTTCGAGTTCTTCCATTTTTTCTTGAACATCGTTCGGAGTCACTGCTCCAGGGTTCTGCATCAAGTCGATATCTCTGTACGTGCCGTTTAATTGCATTTTAAGCAAATCGTTTTTAGTCATGCTCATAACATGAGTAACACGTGGCGAAGTAGATAAGTCAGTAGTAGAATAGCTGACTACTAGGTCTTCCGCCTTAACAAACTCGCTCACAGCACGATCTAACATCGTATCAAAATAAACTTTCTTAAAAGCGCTACCAGAAAGTGGTAAATAAAACAACATTGAATCCATCTCTGGATCGTATTCTTCCATTACGTGAGTGATTTGATAATTCATAAATTCCTTAACCCGAGTAGACTGTCCTACGATTTCAGGGTCGTGCGCTCCAACAACCTGTACTTGTACTGGTCCACCTGGAGGTAAAAGCTCTTTATACGCTTGTGCTTGAAACTGGGTTACTGCTTCTGCGAGTATAGGGTGGTCTACGCCACTTGCTCCTTGAAAAGGTTGCGTTCTTTCTTCGGTTTTAATTCCTAGTAAATCTAAGCCTTTACTAAACGCTTCGTACCATTCTTGACGAGACTCTTTGTCTTCTTCGTACATACCGACAAGTTCGCTCCCTAATGGGTTTAGTACTGTGTCGTCTAGGTATTCGGCTAAGTTTTCGTTGAACTGTGGTGCTTGAGGCATTTCCTCTTGCATCATCTCTTCACCGTCTGGTAGCTCGAGCTCTATCTCTATTGGAAGTGGGTCTCCAGTAGGTGGGACTTCTCCGTTCATTACTGGAAGCTGTTTATCAATCGCCATGGAAAATTACCTTATCATAGAAAATCATTAATAGTAAACCATTTGTCTGTGTCTATATCCGTCAAATGAGTCTTCATAATCAGAAGCTAACTGAACAAATCCACCTTGGCGGAAACGCAGAACTGCTTGTGTCATTGAGTCGACTAAGTCATCGTGATCACCGTTAGGGAAAGCTGCACACTCTTCTACAACTTCTGTCGCCCAGTGCATGTCGGGCTTCCAGACCATTCCTGACTCAAACAATGGTGTACAAGCGTTTACTCGAGCAACCTTATCTGCGCCTTTGCTTGGAGTAAAGTTTTGAACAGGAATACCGATTCTCCTTAATTCTTGTGTTAAAGGCGTTCCGCTTCCTTTCGCCTCAATAATTACTGTGTCTGGATCCCAATGCTCATAAAGTTCTAGTGCTTTGCGCTTTAATTCAGGAAACTCAAGCCTCTGTTTCACAGAGTCCAGTAGTATGAGATGAGCAACGTCTCCTTGGTAAAAATCTTCGCCTATGCGTCCGTGCGGGTAAAATACGCCCCACGTTGTGATTGCGGAGTAGTCAGCAGTTTCTGACTTTAAAAATGCCGTGTCGTAGCTTTGTATAATATATTCGCACTCGGGTGGTTTTTCGGTTACCCATTCTTTCCACCATTCACGTTTAATTAGCGCACCTTCTTCAGAAGACGGCGATTGCATGTATTGAGCAAACCATTTCGGTCCATTACCCAATGCTGCTTTGATTGCTTCCAGTTCTTCAACTTTCCAGTACTCTGGCCAAACTGCGTCTCCACTCGGCAGTATAGCTGGTAATTCAATGACTTCCCACTGATCGTTTTGAGAACTACGAGACATATCCTTGATTAATCTCCCTGTTAGGTCTTTAACTGACCAACGAGTCATAACGATAACTATCGCTCCTCCAGGCTGAAGTCTTTGCCTTGGTCCAGAGGTATACCACTCATAAGCGTCATCCAGTGCTGCTTTTGACATTGCGTCTTGCTCTGAGTGCGGATCGTCAATAATAAAGAGGTCTGCACCCCGTCCAGCGATCGCACCGCCTGTACCTACCGCATAATACTCCCCTCGTATCGTCGGTTGGTTTTCTGCCATGGTTTCCCACTTTCCTGCTGCTTTTGAGTCTGGGTTTAGTATCGTATCGGGAAAAATACGTTTATATATGTCGGATTGTATTAAATCCCTTACTTTACGACCAAAACGCACCGCAAGGTCGGATGTATGCGTTGCTTGTATGATTTTAAGTGCAGGGTTGCGCCCAATTAGGTACGCTGGGAGTAAAAAACTCGCAAACTCACTTTTTGTATGTCTTGGAGGCATATTGATGATTAATCGCTTTAAAGTGCCGTCGGCTATGCGGTTAAAAGCGTCTGCGACTATTTTATGATGGTGACCTTCTATAAAGTTTGGCCACTGGCTTTTGACAAAGGATAAAAACTCTTTTTGCGACTGTTCTACTTCACTAAGCTCTTTGAACCGTTCTGTAAGCTCGTAATACTCTTTTAATGTATCTTCGGGAAGGTTATTGAGGTCTTTATTCATCTGTTTGGACGTCAATTATCTCGCCTTTGGGCAATACTCCGCCCGATTCGTAGTAAAGTTCGTTCATTCTGACTAAAATCTCCTCTTTAGTCATCATTTCGACTTTATTGATGGTTAATTCGCTTTTTCTTACATAAAGTCCTGCTGCTTTGCCTCTTGCGACTTCTGCTGCGACTGCTGCCGACCACATTCCTGCTCCAACTGCTCCATCCCGTATATCTTTGAGATCGTTGAGGTGTGTTCCTAGATTTACGCTCACTAAATCGGCTGCACGGTCTTGCAACGCTTGGATTCTGTTTTTTATCTTAGGATTTTGATCACTGGCTAGAGCTGTACCCGCTTTTTGCGCATTTTTAGGCGAATATCCTGCTTCGATTGCTGCTTGTGTCTTGGATAAGCCTTTTGCCACGCTTTGAGCGAATTTTTCCTGTCTAGGAGTCAGTTTATCCTTGTTTTTCTTTGTCATCGCTTAACTAAACTCCCGCCAAAGTACATTCCAATGATTGCAGACACTAAATTCGTGTCTAATTGCGTAATAACAAGCCCCTGAAACGTCACCCACTCAAAAACTTCCCTTCCTTCTTTAAAAAACCAGAATCCAGGCATCCAATTCGTGTACCCTACTGTTACATCGACCTGTGGATAGAAGACTGCGACTAGTTTTGGCAGTAAAACGATGGCAAATATGGCAGTTAGGGCTATAATCCGCCTTGTCCAAGCGAAACCCTTGTCTTTTAAGCCATGATCCAGCGACTGTTTCCTCGCTTTCATGTCAAACTCGCCTCTTGTGATCAAGAGTTTTTGTTCTTCCGCCTTGGCTTTACGACTTTGCGCCCAAATGCTCAATAAACTACTCAGCAGAGTAGAACCAAGCATGGTTATTATCTCAAATGGGAAGCCCACATTACTTCTTTTTTCTATAAGTCTTAGTAGTGTACGCTTCGTTTATGTCTTTTGTCTTAGGATCGTCTGCTACGAACCTTCCTTTCTTTGTGCGGTTGCGAACAGTTTTTTCCTCATAACCGAGAAAAGTCTTTTTGAACCAATTCGTTAATCCGATTGCCATAATTTTCTCCTAAAAATTTTGCAAGAAATATTTTTGCTTATTTTGCACAAGAAGTAAAGGAAATTTGCAAAAATTCGAAATCCATGGTGAATGCCTCTCCAAATCTTACCCTTTAGCTATAGCTACAGGGTTATGCTATAAAGGGGGGCGGGGCTACCCCTACGGCTTAATTATAGCCCTTTTAAGCCCTTTACTTTTATACCCCTTTACTACCCTACGCCCCTATAAAAAATAAGCCCCCTAGTTATTAGCTAGGGGGCTTACCGCTAGGGTTTAAAGGTTAGCTTATAGTTATTTTACCGCCCTTTAAAAAATACCCTAACCCCGTTTTACTTAAAACGGTACTAGCGCTACTACCTAAACTAATATTAGCTTTAGCTAACGCTTTAGTACTTAAAGCGTTATTAACTTTAGCGCTAGGGTTAGCTTTAGCCCGTACTATATTAGCTACGGTAGCCCCGTTATAAACGCTATTTAATATATAAGCGTTTTTAGGGTTTACCGTACCGCCGTTAACTACGGTTATAGTAGCGGTTAAGGGGTAGCTAGTACCGTTTATAGTTACGCTATTAGCGGTAAGGTTAGCGTTAGTACCTTTAGTTTTATTTACCATTTTTATTTACCTTTATTTACGCTATTAAACTTAATTATTTAATAGTACCTATAATAGTACGCTTTTTAACGGGTAAGTAAAGGGGTTTAAATATAATATTTAGTTATAAGGTAAAACTATATAACTACTAGTTATAAGTAAAGGGGTAGCCACATACACACGAATGCGAGCATGAACAAGAACATGAGCATGAACAAGAGTATGAGTTCGGGTTTGGTTTTGTTTATCTTTATCTTTATCGAGGTTTAGAGCTCATGGTTCTGTAAGGTAAACCAGAACCATGAGCCACGGGGGATTACTCGTAGCGAGGTGTGTAGCGAGGGAAGTTAGCGCCTATATGGTCTTCAACTAAGAAGGATATTTCGTCCTTCCCCCAAGCGCCACCTGGGATGAGGTAGGCATCATCGCCGTTACCTGAAGGGTCAACACCGTCGTGATCACCGTACCCAGAGTGATAGGTGGGTTCGTAAGTAAGGGACTCTTGTAGCCTTTTTACCTTTAAATTAGCATCCCCGTTGGAAGAGTACATGCCGTAGCACTTTATGAACTCTCCCTGAGTATACCACCAGCCTCCCTCTTCGGGTCCACCGTAGCACCTGCTGGTGCGGTACATATTAACATATTTCATAATTTCACCTTATAGTAATTTATTACCCTACTATAGTAGTAAAAACTAGGGGGAAGACCTAGTGGATTATAAAGACCAACCTAAGTATTTAGTCTTCATTCGTTTAAAAACGTAGTTAGGGATATTCATACTATCAATATTAAACTCAGTGACCTTTCTAATAGAGCTGGGGCGGTTAATATACCCCGTTCCTGCATGGTAAGCTGGTGGAAACCACTTATACAGTTCATTAGTTTCCTCGTCATACCACCAAGTGCTTGAAGCGCCTTTAGATATAGGCTTTAATTTGACCTTATCATTTATTACATAGTTCATAATTTCACCTTATAGTTTATTAATACCCCTATATAGTAGTAAAAAGTAAAGGGAAGACCTAGTGGATTATACCCAGCGTGAGTTCATGTTCTTCTTGTTGTGCTTATACTGAACAACAAGAAGAAGAATCTTGGTTCGTGTTCTTGTTCTTGGGGATTATCGGTTAGAGAAAATCCCCCTTACCTAAGTAAGAGGGACTTCTTGGGATTACCCTATAGTTACGAAGCCGTGCTTGACGAAGTAACGTAGAGCCGATGTATCTCGTTGAAATCCACCGAGCATTTTATCACTATTTTTAATAGCGATGAAATCCCCAATGGTGAGACCATCAAAAGCATCAACCCAATCTTGGTTGTGCCCAGCTCTTGGTTGTTTCCCTGTAGCTTTAATAGTAGCGGTAACAGGAAAACCACCCATACCCTTAACTTCTACTTTAGCAGAAGCTTGAGCCTTGACCTTCTTAACTGCGGTTTTTTCAGCTTTACTTAATTGTGGCATGTAGTTCACCTTTTTAAGTTAATTGCTAACCGTTATTAGTTAGTAAAGATATGATACCCCTTTACTACTAGAAAGTAAAGCCCTTTTCTAAAAGAAGATAAAGAACATAAACAGGAAGAAAAGCCCGTGCCCGTGCCCTTGTGAGCAAGAAGAAGAACAAGGAGCAAGAACAAGAAGAAGAGCAATGGTTCATGTTCTTGTTCTTCATGATTATCGATTATCGCTCTTGGTTCTTGTCCTTGAACCAAGAAGAACAAGAAGAAGATCTCTGTTTCTGTCTCTTTTTCTTCTTGTTTATCGATCTTGTAAGAGATTCTTGGCTCTTGGGACGGGGAGCCGAAGAATCTTAGAGGAGACCCAAGCTCCAAGAGACAGAACAACTATAGTATACAACAGTGGATACAGAGGTTCCAGAACCATGAGACTGTTTACATGTCGTCTTGTAAAACATACCCAAAATATACCCAATTATATTGGCTAATCTAGGCAATATTCAGCCAATAGCTCTAGCCAATATAACATTTCTTCTTATTATTCAAATACTTACTTCAAACACTATTGCCCTATTGGCTAAAACACGATTTGATTTAACTTTTAAAAACATTTCTCCCACTCTCCAACACTAATACGCAAATAGCCCACTAACAACAGGGGCTTCCATCCTCCTTAGGGTATTGCCCCAGCCAATGAACAGTGCAGAATCAGTTGTTAAAAAACAACAACGCCCTTTTACAAGAAAAGTAAAGGGGCGTGAACAGGTTTACTTAGAATCAGCGAAAAACTTAAGCAGTTCTTCGTAGGTATATATAACCTTTTTTCCTGTTTGTATACGGGTTAATTCAAAAGTACAATCTTCGGTGACCTCTTCCCAGTGTTCACTTTCTATATAGTAATTAACCATTTCAGCCAAGCGGGGCATATCCAGATAACAAATCCCCGTAGTTATTTTTGAAGCAGGGTTTATTGATTTAACCGAATATACCTTATTCTTAAAGTGGGCGATCAGCCTAACGTAAACCGCATTTTCAGTATTGGGTATAATACGGGCTACAGGCATTCTACTATCCTGCTTCCAGTTATCAAAATAGTGTTTAAGTTTCTTTTTATACTTAGGGCAGGAGTGATTACGCACCTTTGATTTCCGTTTATAAGCGTTAAGTGAGGAATCAGCCAAATCAAAACCTTCGGCTTTAGCCTTTTTAGTGAGTTCGTCTATAAAACGATCGTCTAGAAAATTATAGCATTTAGCCAACCTTCTATAGTTATACGCAGGATATATAGCGCCCCGTTTTTCTAGTTCGTATACCTTACCCCACCAAAGAGTATCAGTACAACTATAAACCCGAACCATACCACATTCTTTAGCGGTTTGATTCATGAGTTTAGCTACTAACCGAGTATCTATAAGTTCTTTATTCATAAGTGTTCCCCTTTATTATTTATTACCCCTATATTATAAAACCCAACGGCTTGATACTAAACTTGATCAATTTGAAGCTCAAAATACGCCACGGCAGAATCATATAGTTCCATATCTGAATACCGTTTACCACGGAGAACGTACATACCCGCATTAGACCATTCCCCTATAGTTTCAACATAGGTACTTTCTTCGTCGTAGTAAAACTCCAGATACTCGCCCATCATGCGCTTCCTTAACACTTCAGGAAACCTAAAGGTTATTTGAGTTGTTAGTTCCTTATCGTAGTCTTCGCTAGTAGCCTCTTGAAAGGGGTATTTTTTATGATATTCTTGTTCGTTCATGCGTTGGTGTAACTCCTAGCCCAGTATTGTTCTTTAGGCACCCTAACATATTCAGTAAGGGCAGATTGAAGGCTGCAACCATGTAGACCAATGGCGTAGTAAATATATTCTTCGGTTGAAGCAGTATTTATTATGTTGTATTCACCAGCCTTATAATAAAATCCGAGAGGAGTACTATAGACCGTTCGCCACACCCCTTCACCATGAGGTATGTCTTCAGGTTCGTCGTGCTCGTGGATTTCATCAAAGTAATAGCCGTATTCTTCAGGGATAAATAATTTAAGCATATTGTAAATAATTTGCTGTTCTTTATCTATTATGGGCGAGAGTCTTTCCTCCCAGTCTTCTTCCATGAATAACCCAGCCTTAGAATCAGCAGGTATTATTTCCCAACCATCTTTAAATTTTTGTTTCATCTTTATTTCTCCGTTCATTAGCTGTAATCTCCATCCTCACCGTACACCCAATCGGACTCAGGAGGTGCTGTTTCGATTCCGTACTTACTAAAACCCACAACAACCATCTCTCCAGTACGGTTACAGTTGTGACAGTTATGATCGGTTTGGTAATGGTCGTTGTAGTTTTCGTCACCAGTAGCTGGAGACATGGCGTACCAACCTTTACCACTACAGTCAGAGCAGACAACAGTGTCGCCTATCTCGGGAAGTTTTTTAAATTTTTGTTTCATCTTAAACTCCTCCCGATTACTTCTTTATAAATATACGGAGGGATGTAATGGCTCAGGTAGTTATAGTGAGTAATCTTCGTAAGCCTAGCCCACGACCTAACTCTACCATCCCGTAAGTTGCCTTCGGCAGTATGCGCCCAGCGTTGAGTTGCTAAATACTTGTAGAGGTTGTTATTTTTAAAGAACCAGCCTCCTACACCATACCTACGGCTAAGGAATTCATAGCCTCGGTCTTCCAGTACTTGTACAAATCCAGGTTTTTCTTCGTTCATTTAATTCACCTTTTTATTATTTATTACCCATATAGTATAAAACCCAAAAGCCTGATCCTAAACTACATCAGTACGATGCTGGTTAGTTTAACTTCTCCTGATCAGTAGTGTCTACAAAGACAAACTCGGGAGACATTTTAAAATCATCCTTAGCCCAGCGAATACCGCCTGACGGAAGCACTAGGTCTACGAGCGTACCGTTCTCACACTCGTCATCCCACGATATTAATAACGCAGTTCCAGCGAGGGGTGAGTGATAGTCTTCGGGCAAAAAATAGTAATTCTTTTCTTTAAGTAGTCCTTCGTCGTCAACAATTAAGCCCGTCACTATTTCTTGGTCTGGACCTGCGAACCGTTCAAGACGTACTAAATCTACAGGGCTGTCGATCCCCATAAGTTTTTTCCACTCCTTGTAGTCTGGTTTTGCTGAAAGTTCAATTACTTTAGTTTCTTTATTCTTAGGGTCTATGACCATTGCTCTTACAGTTTCCATAGTTTTCACCTTTTATTATTTATTACCCTTATAGCATAACCCGCAGGGCTTACAAAGTAAAGGAGTTGTAAAAGATTAACTAGATGCCTGTTCTAAAGGTTAGGCTGTATCTAGACCCCGTACCTACGAGAGGAGGAATCGCATGAGTCGAGCACATTTGGCTATGTCCGTCGAACACGTAGACGTCACCATCTTCCAATAAATAGCTGGTTTTAGTTGGTTCCCAGTAGTCGGCGATCTCTTCATCGTACTTAATAAAGTGAGTCTTGCTGGTATTGGTTTCTGCTTTAATATCGCCTCGGTAGGTCAGCCACTCTAAAATTCTAGGTGAACCGTAAGAAACACCAACCACTAGGTCGTTGTAAGTTGGTACGGTATCCGAATGATGAGGTATCTCATCCCAAGAGTATTCATAAAGCCCACATAAACAAAAAGTGAACTTTACGGGTCGGTCGTATTCTACGGTCAACCAATCCTCTAAATACTTTTTTAAATCTTCCAAGTCTTCGTTTTCTTCCCAGGGGTGAGGTTCATAGGTTTTTCCTGCGTACTCAAACACAGAAGTACCGAAAGCTCGGGTAGGTCTACCTATCACTTCCGTGTCCTCCCAATCTCTGTCGGTGCGTTCATCCCATTCTCTAATCCGCACTGGGTAGTTTTTGGCTCTTCCTTTAAATAGATCCATCGTCATTCCTCATTAATATAGTTCCTGCAAAGCAGATAAAGCAACCCATCAATATAAACAACGCAGACAGTATAGACTGAAAACTTGCTGTTGAGGGGTCTAATGAAAACATATTGTTAAAAAGCCCCAGCACATCTATGGTGTATAGGTCTTTTTTCAAAGGCAGGGACGCTAAGTCCAAGAACACTAAGCCACTACTAAACACAAACATTCCTGCTAAAAATATAATTACACCCAGTATCTTCATGCTGTCTTCTCCCCACGTACGTTTTTGTATACTTCGCACATTTCCTCAAAAGTACCATCCCACTGGTTCTCATTCTCAAAGTCGCACCAGACTATATTAATGTTCTGGATGTCTTGGTACGAGACACGTATAGTATAAATGAATGCAGCGTCTGAGTTTATTTCAGGTTCAGTAAATTGGCGAAAGCCAGTATTCCCCAGTAAGAAGGAAATAGCTAGTCGGTCTGCATAATGAAGTCTACGGTCAGGGTAGGAGTCGCCCGAGTGGTCTTCAAAAAGGTTTTCCCGTTGCTTTTTCTCATAATCGATCGCGTTCTGAATCCAAAGCACAGCTCCCGAAGGATAGCCATCGTGGTGTTTATAGATATCTGTGTAGACATTTATTCCGTCTTCCTTAACAAAACGGTAAACTGCTCTAGTACTCATTCTGCGTTCTCCCGTAATACTTCACCGAGTGTAGCTAAGTACCCTATTTGAAGGTTTGAAGCAAACCCAGAACCACACCTAAAATACTTTCCAGTTTTTTCTCGGATGTAGTTGTCTTCGGCACCTGTCCTGTCGCTGTGGTATATACGCATCACTTGTTTTTCACTGCCGTTATACCTCAGGCGTTCATACTCTGCACAGATTTCACCAACCAAGCGGTTTTTCTCTTGTTCGGTGAGTTGTGATTTATTTAATAACCGTGTTGTTATAGATTCAGTCATGACTGCTCCCCTAAAAGTACGCCATACTTTTTTATAAAGTTGTCGTACAGGGTTTCCCTTGTACCTTTTATATCAAAGTATTTTTTGACGTCTGTTACTTTCCAATGTCTATTTGGCTTCATACCAAGTTTACACCAGAGGGATAAATCTCGCTTTGTCATAACTAAGTTCCAATAAGCAAGAGGGATATCCTTCCCGTTGTAATTCATGGTCAGGCTTTCGTCCTGTGCGTCTTGTAAAAATGTGCTCATAATTTTCACCTTTATTATTTAATTACCTATATAGCATAAATAAAGTAAAGTGGAAAGTAAAGGGGAATATTTAGATCGTTTTGACCTACCCATCGTCTTCTCCTTGCACGAAATAGTCGGCATTGTCTGACGTAACCGATTGATACTTATCGGGATTTTCATACTCGGTGTCTGACCAACACGCACTACACACCGTACTGAACACGTTGCTGTTTTCTTTGAGGGAGTATGTTTGACCACCTTCATATGCTCGACGCACTATATCCATGCTGTCTATCTGAAAAGTTTCACCAACATTCCCATTGCCTGTGTCGAGTGGTTTGCCCCAAGTAATCGGGGCATTACACTCTAAACACTTGTCCTCAAGCCTTATCTTCACGATCTATATCGTCCATTCTAAGTTGTGCCAGTCTGGCAGGAACAACGAGCCAGTGATTACATTCGTGACACGCTGACCCTTTCCCTACAGGGTAGGCGTTGTACCCTCCAGCCCAACCGTGTGCATCAGGCTTGATTTCACTACTGCATATACAGCATCTCTTTTTTGGCTTTTCCATGCTGCTTATTTCCTCCGACCGTTAATAATACCGTCTATCAGGATTTGTAAAAAACGCAGTTCGCCTTCACCGAAGTCGTGTAGTTTTTCGCCAATGGCAAAGAGCTCATCAGACATTAGTTTAACCCGTCTGGGTCTGTTCCCTTTCTCGATTTTAGTTATTTTGTTCAAGATTAGTCACCTCTATATATTATTTAATTTACCCATATAGCATATAAAAAGTAAAGTGGAAAGTAAAGGACAATCGGTTTAATGTTTATGTAGGTTCTTTGCGCCACCGTTCGTTTTCTGCTATTCTTTTTCTTAAGCCACTGGAAGAATAAGCATGATCCCTACTGATGTACTCTATGTTGATGGGCAGTTCTTTTCCTGTGAATGGTTTATTTTTGTAGTCGTCGCCTAAAAACCTGAAGTCTAGGTCTAGCATTTGCAACAAGTTCCATAAATCAGATTCGGTATCGTACGGGATAATTTCGTCAACATACTTCACTGAGTCGAGCCTCAGCCAACGTTCGTAGGTCGATTCACATGGCTTGTTTTTTGAGTCGGGGCGGTCTATTGTTGGGTCTGTGTGTAGTCCGATAACTAAATGATCACACTTTTGTTTTGCTTTTTTGAAGAAATATAGGTGCCCAGGATGCAGTAGGTCGAATGCTCCACAAGTAAATCCTCTAGTTTTCTTCATCCTCTATAACCCCTTCTATGACAAGAACAGTAGGTATAGCCTCGCTGTATTTTATATCTTGAGGCTTTCTGTGTTGTGTTCTTTTCACTATTTCTTCCTTTGTTAGCGGTATTTCTGAAACCACTTCATAAGTTTCTACAGTCGGTACTGCTATTTCGACGACGTATCGGTTAGTTTTTTCGCTTCCCATGGTTCATTACCCTCCCAAGTATTAACAACATCAATTACTTCTTGTTCACTGATATTATACTCTTTTGCGGTAGCTTTGGCTCCATTGTCGTAAAAAGAGTCTGTAACTTCGTGTAGCCATGCTTTCATTTTACCCATCTACAAGCTCTCCAACATTGACGTAGCCGACGGGTACTTCTTGACCAGCCACGTAACAAGCGATATTATAATTACCGACGTCTTCAACGTAGCTAAGTTCCTTGTTGACACCGTTCTCGTCCGTGTAGTAGACCTCGCCCGTGCCACTTTTTATTTCTTTATTCATGTCACGAACAAGGTCTTGTATGTTTTCAAACGGCTCCATGTCGCTCACCGAAAGTTTTAGTCCAGTTCTCAAAAACCTTACTTGCTTCTGATCGCTCAAGACCGTAGTTATCTACTAGCCAACCCACTGCGCCAAACATATTTATTTCGCCTGACTCTCGAAGGTCGTCTAAGATTTGATTCCACTTGTCGGTATTTTTTTGTTGCCACTCATCGTAGTCCATAATATACTCCGTTAATTTAATTAATTACCCTTATACCATATAAAAAGTAAACTAGAAAGTAAAGGGGATTAAAACCACCATGGCGTATCTCTTTTAGTCCACTTAGCGATGTATGCTTTGTCGCCTCGGTAGTACGATCGGTAGGCAGTGATTGCGTCAGAGTTGCGATACTCGTCGGGCATAGCCTGAGCAAAGTCTGTAAGACCATCGTCAGGTAGTTTAATACTGGGTAGGTCGTATAATAGCTCAGCAGACTTATGCTTTCTATTGTATCGGTGTGTATACTCACGACCTAGTGCTATGCCTAGTGCCGTGAGATACATGTAATTTTGCATAGAGCTACGAACCCAGATAGAACAAGGGTGATTAGGCATCACAGGCTTGTACGGAAAAATGTCGTACTCGCTAGAGTATTCCCGTAGTTTTTTGGTTTCATAGCTGTCGATAGCTTGGGGTATGTGCCCGAAAAAATGAGTAATCCAGTGCGCTGTACAAATCAGTTGTGCAGTCTCTAACGGCATTTTGACAACATGCTTGTCGAGGTGGTACTCGGCACAAGCACGAGGATTGTCATCTAATATAAATATGTTCATAATAAATACCCTATAAAAATTAAGGATAACTAATAAAAATTAGAAAGTAAAGGAGTATGCGGTAGTGAAAAATGATAAAGTAAAAAACCACCGCATACCAGCAACAAGGTAGTTAAAGGTGAACTAACGTAAAATCTACCTTGTCGCTTTAAGTTTTGCTATTTTTTGTTTAAGCGTACCGTTCTCTACGGTCAGCTCATAGACCTTACGAGTCAGCATTCGTATTTCGCCTTGCTCGTGAGTTTCTATCTTGGAGCGACCATGCTTGGGTTGCTTTATAAAATTCATCTCGTCGTGTGCCATAATATTCACTTATTATTAACTACTATTATAGTAAAACTGAAAAACCCTAAAGTAAAGGACAATCTAAAAGATAACTTCTATTAAAAAGATGCAAACACAAAACGCTGTCACCAAAAAATAGATAAGTCGACCTAGTAGATTAAACATCAACGTCTTCCTTCCAGTCTTCTATAGTGATTTTATAAGACTTTCCGTAGACGTCCTTGACGTATATTTCTTTAATGAATGGTCCACTTACCCAATCAGACTTTGAGTCATCAACATGACCAACCTCGCCAATCAATGGCTCTTGAGGTGTTGCAAAAAAGTGGTGTTTTATTTGTGCTTTGTCAATACATTTTTTTAGTAAGCCCTGTATTTCATACGCTATGTACTGCGAATATGAGGCTGTTTCTGGATTTAATACCATTTGCTTTCTCCTTTATAATAAGTATTAAACTAGCATATAACCGCTTTACTTGAAGGTAAAGGAACATCAATTTAATGCTAGTGGTTGTCCTCGCATGACTCTAAACGCAGCATCGAGGATAACTTTCATTTGACGTTTTAATTCTTCATCTTTCATTAGGTCTTGTGAATCTACGTCGGCATAGCCCAGTAGTTCAGAAACTGCACAAAACAACAAAGCAGGAGGAATTAATTCTTTTTCCATATCTAGATTTTTTATGGTGACTTCACAGATTTTAGAAATGACCCTAGCAAGAGCCAAAATTTCTTCTAATCCTTCGTCGTCGTCTTCTGTCCAGAGTAGCCTCTGGTCAAACTTCATTCTGTTTCCTCTTGAGGCTTGAAGGCTGTTGATCCCCCATGGCTTTTAAAATATTTTTGTGGCTCTTGTTTTATAGCTGTTAGTTCCAGCTTCCAGACTTCCGAGTCAAGATGCTTTCCGTCTTCCCGTATCGCATCGTCGGGGTAGTACTGTATACTTACATTCGACAGTAGTTCTATAAAGTCTTCGTAGCTGGGGCGCTTACCCTTGACGTTATTTAAGGGTAGAATAGCTTCGTGTTGGTCTCGCCAAGTCATCCAGCGTATTTTGTCTCCTAAATTAGTGCCTTTTATTACTAAAGACATTTCTCCAGGTCGTTTTTTCCACTCTTTCATGAGCTTCTTGAGTTCTTTTGTTTTCACAACGTTCTCCTTTATTAAAATTAGGTAGGTATATAGTTTACTTAGATTAGGTACAAAGTAAACGAGTTCAACTTTTTAAGAATCTTCTTTTCTTATAGTCGAACTTCAAGCCTTTTTCCCAGCCTATGGCTTTCCGAGCTTTTTGTTTTCTGTGCTCTGTAGCTTGTTTCTCTGATCTTCGATATCTAACTCTTTCTGCTCTTACGGGGGAGAGTTCTTCGATTATTATTTTATCGATTTCTTGCATGTCTTCCTGCGTGTAAGGTTCGTCGGGTATTGAAGCAACAATGTATCGAACATTGTCAGGTATGTTGCCTATAAAACTGCCGTGCATCCATGTAGGGTCGCCTAGACCATATCGTGCTTCTTTCTTATGTTTTTCTTTCTTCTGTTTTTTATTACCTTTAGTTCCATACTCACTAAAGGGATTTTGATGCCTCTTTAGT